GAGTTTCTGCAAGTCAGGTTGAGATACAATCAGGTATTCAGTTTTATGATGGTATCTCAACTTCTGAGATACAGGAGATATTAATTCGATCTGCGAGTGATCTGATTAGTTTAGACAATCCAAACTATCAATATGTTGCTGCAAGATTACTTCTATACTCTCTTCGTAAGAGTTTGTATGGTAGACTGTGGGAACTCCCACATCTTATGGATCATATTCAAATTTGTATTGAAAAAGATGTATATGATGCTGATATCTTACTGAAGTATTGTGAGGAAGAGATTGAACTTTTAAATGGTATAATCGATCATGGTCGTGATTTCCTGTTCACATACGCTGGACTAAGACAGGTTGCAGATAAATATCTTGTGCAAGACAGAAGTTCTGGAAAGGTCTATGAGACTCCACAGTTCATGTACTTGCTCATTGCGATGACAATATTTGCGGATTATCCAAAGAAAACCAGACTCGATTATGTCACCCGATACTACACAGCGATCTCGAAACACAGAATCAATATACCTACACCTATTATGGGAGGTGTTAGAACACCCCTTAGACAGTTTGCAAGCTGTGTTCTTGTTGATGCTGATGACACCCTCGATAGCATCTTTAGCAGTGACATGGCTATTGGCAAGTATGTTGCACAAAGGGCGGGAATCGGTATCAACGCAGGCCGCATCCGTGGCATCAACAGTAAAATCAGAGGCGGAGAAGTTCAACACACAGGCGTTGTACCTTTCCTCAAAAAGTTTGAAAGTACTGTCAGATGTTGCACTCAGAACGGCATTAGAGGTGGATCAGCGACTGTCCACTTCCCAATCTGGCACAAAGAAATCCAAGACATAATTGTTCTCAAGAACAATAAAGGAACCGAGGATAATCGTGTCCGCAAATTAGACTACAGTATTCAACTCAGTAAATTATTTTATGAAAGGTTTATTACCAACGAGAAGATCACGCTTTTTTCTCCTCATGACGTGCCAGGGCTTTATGATAGCTTTGGTACTGAATTTTTTGACGAACTATATGTACGTTACGAAAATAATGAATCTATCCCAAAGACTCGGATAGATGCTCAAGAACTGATTCTTGACCTATTGAAAGAACGTGCGGAGACAGGTCGTATGTATTTGATGAACATTGACCATTGCAATTCTCATTCATCATTCTTAGACAAAGTAAACATGAGTAATCTTTGTCAAGAGATAACTCTACCCACAAAACCAATTCAACATATCGATGACCCTGATGGAGAGATTGCTCTCTGCATTTTATCTGCAATTAATGTTGGAAAGATTAATAGGCTAGAGGAATTAGAAGACCTCTGTGACCTATCTGTAAGGGGCCTGGAGGAGTTAATTGACTATCAGGGATATCCAGTAAAGGCCGCAGAGAATTCAACTAAAAAAAGAAGATCTCTTGGAATCGGTTTTATTGGTCTTGCACATTACTTAGCAAAGAATGGAGAACACTATGATGATTCATCTGCATGGCAACTCACACATGATCTTACTGAAGCATTTCAATATTATCTGTTAAAGTCATCTAATCAACTTGCAAAAGAAAAAGGTAAGTGTGAATACTTTGATCGTACAAAATATTCTCAAGGTATTTTACCGATTGACACTTACAAGTCTGATGTGGATGAGATCGTACCAAACAAACTCAACTATGATTGGGAATCTCTTAGGACATCTATCACCACCCACGGTCTTAGGCACTCAACATTGTCCGCACAAATGCCTTCGGAGAGCAGTTCCATTGTGTCAAACGCAACAAATGGAATCGAACCACCTAGAGATTACCTGTCCGTTAAGAAGTCAAAGAAAGGGCCTCTTAAACAGATTGTTCCCTCCTACTCCTATTTGAAAAATAATTATACAATATTGTGGGAGATGAAAAACAATGATGGATACATTAAAATCATCTCTGTAATGCAAAAGTTCTTTGATCAGGCCATATCTGGTAACTGGAGTTACAATCCAGAACACTTTGAGGACAATGAAGTCCCTGTGTCTGTAATGGCAAATGATCTTTTGACTACATATAAGTACGGTTGGAAAACATCTTACTATCAGAACACAAATGACCTTAAATCTGACGAGATTGATGTAAAAGAAAGTTTAGATAAATTATTAGGCGACTGTTCTATTGAACAAGAAGAAGATTGCGAATCCTGTAAAATTTAACCACGGAGAATATAGTGTCAGGCATCACTGTTTTTAACACACAAGAAGTCGAAACTAAGAAACAACCCATGTTTTTTGGACAACCATTAGGAGTTCAAAGATACGATGGGTCTAAATATCCTGTGTTCGAGAAATTAACTCAACAACAATTAGGCTACTTCTGGAGACCAGAGGAAGTTTCCCTACAAAAAGACCGTTCTGACTATCAGAACTTGAGTCCAGAACAGAAACACATCTTTACATCTAATCTGAAATATCAGATTATGTTAGACTCTGTTCAAGGTAGGGCGCCTGGTATGGCATTCGCACCATATTGTTCTCTTCCAGAGTTGGAAGCATGCATGAACGTCTGGCAATTTATGGAGATGATCCATAGTCGTTCATATACATACATTATCAAGAATGTTTACTCAGACCCAGCCGAAGTATTCGATACAATTTTACAAGACGAGAAGATATTAGAACGTGCAGAAAGTGTAACCTCATCATATGATGATTTTGTGAACGACGCTCATGAGTACGATTCTGGTAATCTGTGGAAATATGCAGTGGAAGGACATCCAACAGGAACTTACGATAGACATGAACTCAAACGGAAACTCTACCGAGCAGTCGCCAATGTCAATATTCTGGAAGGAATACGATTCTATGTGTCATTTGCGTGCTCATTTGCATTCGGTGAGCTCAAACTCATGGAAGGATCTGCTAAAATCATATCCCTCATCAGTCGGGATGAAAACCAGCATGTAGTTGTCACACAGCAGATATTAAACAAGTGGAATGAAGGTGATGATCCAGAGATGAAACAGATTGCAGAGGAGGAGAGAGATAATACAATCCGAATGTTTAAGAAAACAGTTGATGAAGAGAAACAGTGGGCAAAATATCTCTTCAAGAATGGAAGTATGATTGGTCTTAATGACAAACTATTAGGACAGTATGTAGAATGGATTGCCAATCGCCGTATGAAAGCGATAGGATTAAAGCCAATCTACGACATTCCTGCCCGTAATAATCCACTACCTTGGACACAACACTGGATTTCCTCAAAAGGATTACAAGTTGCACCTCAAGAAACAGAGGTTGAGTCATATGTAGTTGGTGGAATCAAACAGGATGTCAAGAAAGACACATTCGCTGGATTTAAGTTATAAATCTAAAATCATTATAAAATTGTAACTCAAGTTACAAAATTACTTGACTATATAGTATAAATGTGTTAGAATTAACACATCGTTCATCCATATGCACACTCTCGCACTGCTGGTATTACTTCTATCTGAACATGATTCTGCCCATTGGGAACTATCATGTGATGATTGGAATCAAGCAAGAATTGAGGTTCTCAGTGATGAAAACCTTGACTCTGACGCACACGAGTATCTTATAGATTACTTTCGTACCAAGGTATCAGATGAACAATGTGAGGCATGGCAGATTGGACGCAAGTAAGCCGACTCGGAACGGATTCGTTCATCCTCGCAAGAGGACGCAAAAGCCGACTGAAGGAACGGATTTAAAAAGTCCAATTACTTTAGGAGAAACCAAATGGCAAAGGTTACTTACAGAGGAGTTCAGTACGATACTGAAACTCGTCAAAAGGAAACTAAGCAGTCTCAGAAACAACTTGTTTATAGAGGCGTTGCTGTACAGGGAGCTAAGTAAGATGATTGTAGTCTCAGAAATCTTACTCGCAAGCGTAGTTTTCTTGGCACTCATCTACGCTGAAACTAGATTCTTGTATGGTTACAAGCTCTAAAAAATGGAGGGATATTTCCTCCTTTTTTACTAATGTTTGGAAACCTAAATAATGTTACAGGAGGTTAAGACAAATGTTACATTTATTAGGTAAAGGAATAATGCCGGAATGGGATGATGAGAAGCATGACAGAGATGAGGTCTTTGCTTTTCTGTGTTACCGTGGAATTCACTATGCAAAAACTGTTTATATAGATTTCACAATGGAAGGTGCTTCTTGGTTTCTTAAAAACCCAAGAGAAGAGGGTTGACATCCTCTTTTTTTATGCTATACTATATTTGTTGGACGCAACATGGGAGTGACTGAATAAACTTACTGGCAACCGCTGGTTAAGGTGATGAGACACAGGTGGTGCTGCTACCGCAGGGTAGAACCGACCTACCAGTCGGGTCTCAGGCAAGGACGTTTTTACACTGTAGTAATGCTCGTTCTTTGTTGGTACACAGGAATCCAACCTCCCTCTTTTTTTGACCTAAGATGCAACTCTATGAGTCGGGCAGATGGTCTCTTTAACACAAAGTAAAAATTAATCTAATAAAATCTAATGTCTTTTTCTAATCTTAAAAAACAATCCTCACTTGGTTCTCTGACTGCAAAACTTGTTAGTCAGGTGGAAAAAATGAACAAAGGTTCAAACGGTGTCGATGATCGTTTATGGAAACCAGAAGTAGATAAAGCGGGTAACGGTTACGCAGTAATCAGATTTCTCCCTGCACCAGATGGAGAAGATTTGCCTTGGGCAAAACTTTATACTCATGCTTTTCAAGCATCTGGTGGTTGGTATATTGAGAACTCATTAACAACACTCGGTCAAAAAGACCCAGTATCAGAGCATAATTCACAACTCTGGAACTCAGGTGTTGATTCCGATAAGGAAGTCGCAAGAAAACAGAAACGTAAGTTATCTTATTACAGTAACGTTTATGTTGTAAAAGATCCTTCAAACCCAGCGAATGAAGGTAAAGTATTCTTGTTTAGATATGGAAAGAAAATCTTTGATAAGATAACTGCTGCGATGCAACCTGAGTTTGAAGACGAACAAGCAATCAACCCATTTGATTTCTGGGCTGGTGCAAACTTCAAGATCAAAATCAAAAAGGTTGCTGGGTATTGGAACTATGACTCATCTGAGTTTGCTGCTCCTGCTCCACTTCTAGATGATGACGATGCAATGGAGGCAGTTTGGAAGCAAGAATATTCACTTGCAGAACTCATTGCTCCAGACCAGTTCAAGTCATATGAAGACCTCAAGAAGAGACTCGATTATGTTCTTGGTCTCACTGTTGCACCAAAAAGACAAGACTCCGAAGTTATTGATGAAGATAATAACTTAGAGGACTTAAGTGAAGGTCGTGCTGTTGTTGACACAACTCCATCCTCTGTTAATACTGATGAGGATGAAGAAGATGCACTCAGCTATTTTGCAAAACTAGCTGAAAATTAGAAAATACCCCGAAAAAATTTTCGGGCCATTTTTTACGCCAGAGGTCGCTCAAAGTGACCTCTTTTTTTATGGCGAAATGAGTCTTGGATTTTCTGTTTTCTTGAGTTTATCAGTTACAAATTGATTTGATGGTCTATACTCCATGATATCTGCAAAATTTTCTAGGAAGAGCCCAAGAAATTCAACTTTTAAAATATTAATATTTCTTTTTGCATCATTTAAATTTGTTTCATGTTCTAAAAAACTAAATGATGTGAGTGATGATTCTGACCTGAGAGAACCATTATCTAAAAAGTTAACTGTATATCCAGCTGGAACTGTTTTTCCCTCTGGTTGAATTAATGTACCACTTGAGTCTCTTATAATTTTAGTTTCATAATGATGAATATTTGCTAATTGTGCCTCTGTATATTTTGCGTTGAGATATGTCAAAAAATCTTGATTACCCATTGGCCACTCATCTCTAACATGAACAATGTTGTTTGTTGTCAAGATAACCCAGTCTAATCCAGAGTCTTTGTAAAAATCATATGCTACTTGATCAGCTCTTTCATCCCCTTCTATGGAATATTTTGTGAAAGCTGTAACTTCATCAAAAATGTCATCACGCAAGACAGCTCTTTTAAATATATTTTTTACAATTTTATAATCGTATGCAGATGTGCGATCATTAGTCAATGATGGGTAATCAAGGTCTGGAAGTTG